GTCTAAGCAAGCTAGTGCACTATCATCCGCAATGGATGGGCTGACTAATGCCCTGACTAACGTTATCGATAAGCGCAGAGACGATCTTATTGTTGAAGGTAAGATCGCTCGCCTTACTGGCGTTACAGAAGAAGAGATGGCACGTAACGGAAATCGTTACACGCAAGAGGGGTATAACAGTCTTGCAGCACGCGATAAAGTTAACTCGTGGTTTACTAACGAATCAGTTGCGCTTGCAGAAGCAGGGCGCACTATGCAACCTGAACAGTATCAACAGTTCTTGTCGGAGAAGCGTAAAGCTGTTCTAGACAGTATTACTGATCCTAATGCGCGTAAAGTTGCGGTTGCTGCGTTCGAAGAACTCAGCCCGCGACTTGCGCAGAGTCAGGTTGTTAAACATTCAGAATACCAGAAGGAGCAGAGGATTAGTAAGTTCTCTGGTATGCTGGGCGGTGTAGCGCAGACTAGTCCTACCCGCTCCGTAACTGATCCTGATGGTAATATCAGACTTACTCCTACTCCGATTGCTGCTACAATTAATAGTAGCGCGGAGGACCGGGATGTTGGTATCCGTACTATTCTCGGTGAAGCTGCTAATCAAGGTACTGACGGTATGGCAGCAGTTGCGCATGTTCTACGGAACCGTGCGCTGGATAGGAACGGTAAGTTTTCTAATTCTATCGCTGGCGTAGCTAAAGAGCCTAAGCAGTTCTCTGTCTGGAATGACGGTAAAGTTGCTGCTGCGGATATCCAGCCGGGTAGCCCACTGTACGAACGCGCCGGTAAGATTTACGACGCGGTTATGAGCGGGCGTACCGTGGACCCCACAGGCGGTGCCACGCATTACTACAGCCCTGAGGGTATGCGCCTGATGGGTAAAGAGAAGCCCGACTGGTTCGACAGCGAAGCCGCTAAGGCTGGCGGAGCCATAAAGATCGGTGGGCATGTGTTCGCGGGTAAGGCAGGCTCTAGCTTTAGCGGAAAAGGCCAGCTAGAGTTCCGCGATCCGAATCAGGACAAGCTGCAACCTACGTTCCGCTCTGCGTTGACTGACACCAGTGCTGCGCTTGGAATGCCTCTACGCATCCTATCGGGACATCGTGGTGAGGATCATCCAGTTGAACAAGCTAAGATGTTCCGTGGCTACGGTGCAGGCGAGCACACTAAAGGTAATGCATCCGACATTGATATGACGGGCATGAGTGAGGAGCAGCGTATCCAGCTTGTACGGGAACTGCGTTCTCGTGGTGTGCTGCGTTTTGGTACGTACTCGAATATGCCGAACGTTTTGCATGTCGATACTAAAGACCAAAACAAAGATGGTCAGTCATGGTTTATGCATGACAAGACTAATACTAAAATGGAGTCTGCTCCTGCATGGTTCAAGCAGGCTGCTGCTGAGCCACCGGGCCAGATTCCTGCACAACCTGCTTACTCTGGTACTGAGGTACAAAACCTTATACGGGGCTACTCCGGATTAAATGGCCCGGAAAAAGCTAGAGCGGTCGCAGATGCAATGCGCCGTGGGCTTGATGCAGGTGACGACTCGTTGTTCAGAGATGCCGGTGGCGTAGCTATTTTGCACGAGCTTAAAGCTCAGCCGTCTGACATCGATGAAGTATTGCGTGCTGAGAAGAACTTCAATCAAAAGCGTCTTAGTGGGTTCAGTGCTAGTCGTGAGACTTGGCGCAATGATTTTCTTGGGCGTGTTGAGCGCGGTGAACTGAACGCAACTGCTGCGCTGGAAGAGATCGAAAAGCAATTTAACGCTAAACTGCTTGACGACACTACTGCGAGGAGTCTAGCGCATCAGGCCACTGATCGTATTAGACAACGTGAAGGCGCAGGTGCAAACAGTCAGCTAGGTAATCCAGACTTTCTTAACGAGATCGGTGGATTGTACCAAAAGCTACAAGTCGGTGCAGACTTTGTTACTACAGCTAGAGAAGCTCAGGAAATTGCTAAGAAGTACGGCGCTACTGAGAACGATGTTAAGTCGATTGTTGGTCAGATGTTTAGTATTGACCAGTCGTACAAGACAAATACTCGTAAGGAAGCAGAACGTATTGCTGCTACACGAGAAAAGCGTGACGCAGACATCGCACAAGTTGAGCGAGCGCGTGCGCAGAAGTACGGTCTTAGCGGGTTGTCTGGTTCTATTGAAATAGCGAACTCAAAAGGCGAAAAGCAGAATATGACTCTTCAAGAATACGGAGTTATGCGTATTAAAGAAGAGCATGCTAAAACCTACAGTGATCTAGTGTCTGCTGGCAAAATGGCTCCTGGAGACGCAAAAGCAGAGATCATTAAGAAGACTATGCTTGAGCTACAGAACCACGGAGTTGTAGACAAAGAGACGCACGGACAACTGGTTGGTGCGCTTAAAGGAAACATTCTTAGTAAAGACGGTAAACTGACTGAAGGTGCTAGACAGGCTTACGACGCGTATCTTATTATGCGCAATACGCCGAATCTAAAAGACGGGTACATTGCACGCACTATTGGCGATGAAGATGTCAGGGCTCTGCTTGAGACTGCTTACTCATTAGACGCTGGTGATCTTAATCGCGATCAAGCTCTCCTTAAAGCGCACGAGCTTATGTCTACTAGGATTACTGATCCTCAAGAGAGGTTGTCTAAAGACATTACGTGGCGTCTGGATATGAAGAAGAACGTCAATGAAACTCTCACTAACAAAGTAAAACTTGGTTTCTTTGATGGTCTTTTGTACGATGACAGTGCTTGGGATATCGAACAGATTACGAGACACACTCGTAGGGCAGAGGCTTACGTCATGCAGCGTGCTGAGCATTACCACATGCAGTATCCTAATCAGGATGCTAAGGTAAGCCTTGAAAAAGCAACTCAGGATTTGCAGAACAACTCTACTGCTGTTGCGGGTAACTTGATTATTACTAAGCCCGGCTATGAGCTTCATAAAGTAATGGGTGTTACACAGCATGGTCCACAAGCTGCTGATGAAGCAGTCAAAATGTTTCTTGAAGAGCACGGTGCTAAGCTTTGGTCTAATGGACTGTACGATAGCAAACGTGAGGGATTTTTACCGTCCTCTCCGTTAGCGTTCTCTGGAAAATTTCCGTTTGTCAAGCGTGTTGACATGGAACCCGGCTCTATTGTTAGAGGTATGTCAACAGCTACTGGAAGTCTAATTCGTCCAGTAGGTAGGCGTGATCCCGGAGTTGCAATTACTTACAATCCTGACATGGGCGTTATTAGTATCGACCTGTACAAAGACGAAACTAAGCAAGAGACGCTTGGCGATGTAAAGCATATTCCTGTTAGAGCCATTGGTGAATGGTACAACAAACAGAAAGAGCAGCCAGGCATTATTAATAAAACGATGGATGCTTTCTTTGAAGCATTGGTTAGTCCTATAGCTAAATCTAAATCCGAAGCTATTGCTAAAGAGCGAGGAGCAGAGATTGGAAAAATGCTTGGAGAACTCAGTAAGTAAGGAAATTACATGAGCGGAATTGATCTGCTAAATCCTACCAAGAAGGTTGACCCTGACGCTGGAATTAACAGCAATCCGTTTTTGAATACTGGCGTGCCTGATCCTCTGGATTTGGCACCGCCTGCTTCTGTTCCCGGTATTGCTATTGAGACTAGTGACGTAGATAATATCGGAGGCCCTGTAAAATCCAAAGAAGCGCAGCTTAATTGGAAGGCATATCAACTAGGCCCTATTGATACCGTAGTTGCAGAGTTTAATAGCGGAGGCAATTGGGCGAACACTGTATTCAAGCGATTTGAGCGAGAGCAGCTTGGTGGTACAGGCCCCGATCCGTTATTCAACCCGGACCGATTTATCGAACAGTATCGTAGTTCACTTACTCCACAGGCTATTAAACAAATCAAATTAGCAAACAACCAAGCAGAAGCACAGGCGATTGTCTCTGATACTATACAAGAACTGCGAGATCAAGATATCTTGCAGCGGAGATCAGAGCAAAAGCCTATTAGCACTTTCGTGCTTCGTGCACTGGCTAGTATCATTGATCTTGATACGCCCATCGCTTTCGCGACTGGCGGCGCGGTGAAGCTCGCCAAGGGCGGCACGGTCGCGAAGGGTGCCATCGCAGGCGGGGTGTCGCAGGGCGTGGCGGCCGGTATGGCTTACGAGGCTGGTACTACAGGGGACTGGACAATGATCCCGTCAGCGGGTCTCGCTGGCGTGGCATTCGGTGCTCTAGGTGCCGCCGCTGCCCGGCGCGCTCCGGACCTCCCGGTTCCCGAAAAGGGCGGCCCTACTCCCGAGGTTAAACCAGATATTAAACCAGACATTAATCTGACTGTTCCTACTAAGCCTAAGGACGTGGATGCACCTGTATCTAAGTCAAGTGAAGAACTCGCGAATGACTCTCTGAATCGGCTCCGTGCTGAGTTCAAAGAGTACATGGAAACAATGGGTGCTATTGAGAAGCGCGATATCCGTACAGAGACGTTTATACCTACGGACGATGTGTACGGTACTCGGCGTGCTATCGATGCTGAGATCAAAGCTGATGAAGGCCCTGCTCCTAAAACAGAAGGTGCAAGAGGGCCAGAGGCGTTTGATATTAAAGAAGTAGCTATCAAGCCGGATAGTAATGGTGAGAACCTTCCCGGCTTTGGTACGCCTGCTTCGGCTGGTGCAAAGACGCTGCAAAGTAATCCATTGCAGAACGTAACAAACACTCGCTCACGTCAAATTATTTCAGACGCGATTGTCTGGGAACGCCAACAACTTATTCCTGATAACTATGCAGACGCCTACACAGAACTTGCTAACAAAGCAGACCCGGTTGCAAAATCGGCGTATAGATTTCATGAAGCTATTAAAGCCTCTGGACTTGCGACTGACTTTGATCGTCTAGTACGGGCTGGGTCTAGTGTAGGAAAGAAGCTTGCGTATGATATTATGGAAAGTGCTAGTGGAGTGGTACGTAATAACCGCTCTGCGTCTATGCTCAAGTTGCATTACGAAAAGCAGTTGCTGGGATCGTTCTTACCTGCGTACGACGAAGCTTGGCAATTCTACGCTAAAGAAAAAGGGCTTAGCTGGTACGATCGAAAATTTCTTTCGGGCAGAGTGCAAGAAGAGTTTAACGAGCTTATTTATTTTGAACTCAATGGTCGTGCGTACGATCCTCCGGGAACCGTACGTAGTGTGCATCCTGCTGTTAAAGCTGCGGCGGATGCGCATGACGAATGGTCTAAGCTTGACGTTGCTATCGGTAAGGGCAGGGAAGGTGAGTTCTCTATTAAAGGATACGAGGATATTGAAGCGTACTCGGGGTATGTACCACAGCGCTGGTCTAGCGATAAGATCGAGCGATTGATTCGTAGTGGTAGAAAGCCTACTGATATCAGTGCAGCTATTGCAGAAGCGTATCAGCTACAGCATCCGGGTATGGGCGCTGCTAATGCGACGCTGTTTGCAGATGCAGTTGTGCGCCGAGCACGAGCTAACGCTACAGGCGTAGATACTAATCTTATTGGTATGCTCCGTGCTGACGGGCGGGGCTTTCTTGAAGACATGCTCCGCTCTAACGGTATGCCACAGAAAGAGATTGATTCTCTACTCGATACGCTTACTACCGCTGCTGCGGAGCGCGGACAGAAGGGCTATACTAAAAGCCGTATTGATATTGATATGCGCACTACTGCGTCTAACGGTATCAAGATGATTGATCTGTTCGAAACGGACCTTGTGCATAACATTTCTCGCCGATCTCGTGGTACTTCCGGTAATGCTGCGCTTGCTCGTAAAGGCATTCGCTCGCTTACAGATCGTAACGATATTAAGGCAGCTATCCTTGATGAGCAACAGGCCCGTGGTCCTAGCCATTCTGGTGCTAGAAACATGAAGGAAAGAATTAACGATATTATTGATGAGGACAAAAACCTTAGCGCAGAAGATATCGATAATATGTTCTCGTACTTCGATGGTGGTCCTGTTGCTGGTGGCCTTAGTCCTACAGTTATTCGGATGAAACGTCTTACTAATCTTGCTCTGCTTAACGGTCTTGGTATTACACAGACAGCGGAGACAGGTGCGCAGATTGCAGCGGTAGGTATCGATCGCTGGTGGGATCATGCAGGCGCAGCGCTTAAGGCTGCAACTAATGATCCTAAGAGCGAGCTTGCTAAAGATTTGCGGCACTTGTCTATTATGGTGCCGGAACATCGTCTGTATCGTGATGACCTTAATCTTGACATGAACGTAAACGGTACGGCGCAGAGCGACTTGCTTATGCGTCTAGATCGTGTTCTTGGTGTAGGCCAGCGTGTACAGGGGTATATTTCCGGGTACTATGCTGTGCAGAATGTACAGCAGCGTATTGCAATTACATCTGCTGCCGATAAGATCATGACTAACATGAAAGGGCTGCGTGACGATCTGTCAGGTGCCCGTGCAGAAGACCTCGGCCTTGACCCTAAGACCTATGCGCGTATTAAGAAGTACGTCGATAACGGTACTGTTGAGTTCAAGGACGGTGTACTGTACAAGTTAAACTTTGATAAGTGGGACGCCGATACGGCAGAAGATTTTGCTCTTAGTTTGAACAGGCACGTAAACCAAGTTGTGCAGAAGGCCATGATTGGCGAGGGCAACATTCTGTTTTCGACGAGCGGAATTGCTGCCTTGTTTGCACAGCTTAAGACGTTCCCACTTCTTGCGATTCAAAAGCAAGTTCTGCGTAATATGAAGTTTGCAGATCAGGAAGCATTTGCTACGTTCTTTTATGGACTGGCTACTGCTGCTACTGCGTACACGGCTGCGCAGGCTATTAAAGGTAACACTCAGAATCTTAACTCGGAAAAGATTGCGAAGGGCGCTATTGGCTACAGCAACATGACCGGCTGGATTCCCATGTGGACCGATCCAGTTATGAATGTGCTTGGTATTGATAGTCTTAAGTTCAATGAGTACACTAGAGGAATTGATAACAACGTGTTTGCTATTCCGGCCTCTATTACTACTCTGAACCGGATGGCTAATATACCCGGTGCTTTGTTTAATGTTGCTACAGGCGATTACACTAACAATGATGTGCGTGCTCTCCAGACAACGCCCCTGATTGGTAACTTGTACGGTTTCTCTGCCGCTCTAAATGCAATGAAGCATGACAGGAAGAAACCTGAGCCTGAAGAACCTACAGAGCAACTTACAGCACCTGAACTTGCACTACAAGCATTGAAAGAATATGAAAAACCGTCCCTATTAGATATAACACAATGATTGCTACTTAAAGGAAATTTCAATTGGCGTTCTCCCGTGTAACTAAGATAGGGGATGGCGTATCGACGCAATATCCAGTAAACTTTACGTTGGGATATATTGATCCCACGCATATTACTGCGCGCGTAGGGAACGAAGTTGATGGTCTTGGTAATCCTGTTTACCGGGCCATCACGTTCCTTGGACCTAACCTATTTCAAATTGCAGGTACGCCGGCAGGCATTGGCGTACCTATTGTATTCGAACGTACTGTGCCTAAAGAATCGCTTATTGTGAACTTTAGTAATGGTGATGTTCTTGATGAAGACAACCTAGATATTTCTCAGCTACAGACTATTATGGCCGTGCAGGAAGTGCTAGACGGTAGATTCGCGTCTCTTGGTAGAGACTTGGACTTTGGTAATTTTACCGGCATTAACACTAGACAACCTACGGCACCGGCAGACCTAGCCAATAAACAATATGTAGATGATCGCACAGGCGATCTTGTAACGCAAGTGCCGGCTATTCTGGCAGCCAGTGCTGCGGCTACTGCGGCGGCTACTGCTGCTGCCGCTAGTGCTGCTGAAGCTGCTGCTAGTGCTGGCGGCGGCACGCCTAGTGATAACTCAGTTACAACTATTAAGGTTGTCGACGGTGCTATTACTACACCTAAAGTTCTAGACAAGAATATTACAAATGCTAAACTGGCCGACATGGCGCAGGCTACTGTCAAAGGTAGAGCCGCTGGTGCAGGTCCCGGCCCGGCTGGTGATCTGACAGAAGCCGAACTCCGTACTATTATCGGAAACGTGGCGAGCGGGACTGCTGGCCTAGCACCTGCCTCAGGAGGCGGAACGACAAACTTTCTACGTGCTGATGGAACGTGGACCTCTCCGCCGTCTGGCGGAAGTATCACGCTTGCCGCAGCGCAAGCCACGACAAGCGGCACGCAGTTTGATTTCACAGGATTGCCAGCGGGCATCAATGAACTCGTGGTGCATTTCAACGGCGTGTCGTTGACGGGGACAGACCAGTTTCTTGTGCAGCTTGGCACTTCAAGCGGCGTTGAAACCGCATCGTATGTTTCTGCGGGCAATGCTCTCAATACCGTTGGTCTTGGAAACTTTCCCGCGACATCTGTGGCAGGGTTTGTAATCCCCGCAATCGGAATCGTTTGGGCGTTTAACGGACAACTGTTTATCCGCAGAATGAGCGGTAATACGTGGAATGCATCTTTGGGGGGCTCGGGGGCAGCACCCGGTGACTTTTCCGTATATTATGGCGGCGGCATTAAAACTCTTGCTGGAACACTTGACCGCGTTCGCCTTACCCGCACCGGCTCCAGCACGTTTGACGCTGGCGCTGTCAGCATCAGCTACAGATAAACGCATTCTACTGACTTATTATCATATTAAAGGAACGCTGCGGATGCAGATTCAGGAGTCAATTTCAACGTATGCAACCACAGCGACTACGTATATTATCGCTATCGTGAGCATGTTTTTTGCAGGGTTTATTTCTTACTACAGTCATATTGCGGCTGTGCTAGGTTTCCTGCTGTTGATCGCCCGTCTTGTGCAAGAAGTGCCGAAGGCGTGGAACGTTCTATTTAAGAAAGAAAAGAAAGATGACAACTAAGGGGCCAGCCTCAGAAGGCACTCTTGGTGATCTGCATACTAAGGTTGCCAAGGTGATGATTAATGCCTTGGATAAAGTGATTGCGCAGCAAGAGAATCCTGCGCAGGATGAGAACGGTAACGATATAGAAGTTGTTATCAATCCTGCGCTAATCTCTGTAGCTGTAAAATTTCTCGATTCGAATAAAATTACGTGTGCTCCGGAAGTTGGAAACACAATGTCTGAACTTGAACAGAAGCTTGCTGCTAAGGCAAAGAAGCGTCGTCAGGTTGGGAACGTTGTGCATCTAGAACCAGACACAGATTGATTTACAAGACGGCTGCTACGGTGGCCGTCTCAATAAATCAATTATAATGGAGGCCAGATGGCCGGTAGAGAGACAGAAGAACAAGCTCTCGAAAGATGGCGGAATCTTGAGCTTCTACAAAAACATTACGCCAAATTTGAAGACCTACTAGTTGACGTTATCGAAGACTTTATGGGCTTTAAGTGCTCCGAGCTACAAATAGATATCGGAGAGTATCTTGCTAATGGTCCTCAGTACCGAATGATCCAAGCACAGCGTGGACAGGCTAAGACTACCATTACTGCTATTTATGCGGTGTGGCGTCTTATTCACGATCCGTCTACGCGTGTGCTTATTGTATCGTCGGGCTCTGACATGGCCGAGGAAATCTCTAACTGGATCATCCAAATCATTAATGGTATGGATGAGCTAGAGTGCATGCGTCCTGATCGGTCGGCTGGTGATAGAGCCAGTGTCGAAGCGTTTGATATTCACTACACTCTGAAAGGGCCTGAAAAGTCACCTTCTATCAGGTGCATTGGTATTACATCGAACATGCAGGGCAAGCGAGCAGACCTGTTAATTGCTGACGACGTGGAGAGTTCTAAGAACAGCCAGACTCAGCATCAGCGTGCGCGCTTGCTACATCTTACGCTAGACTTTACCTCGATTTGTTCTACCGGAGATATTGTCTGGCTTGGTACACCGCAGAGTATTGATAGCGTGTACAATACGTTGCCAGGACGTGGGTACGATATTCGTATCTGGCCGGGCAGGTATCCTACTAAAGAAGAAGAAGCTTCATACGGGCCGTATCTG